AATAATAATAAACAAAACAACGATCTCTTAAACTTCCTTAGTTTTGCTAAGGCAACCTCCAAGAATATATGATAAGCAGCGAAGCTATTGCCTGTTTATTTTGTAGAATCATAGTCTCTCCGTTAAGGGTAAAGAGTATCAGAATGTCCGAGAATCCAGTAGAGAAAGAAGATACTACTTTAAAAGCAAAAGCAAAAGAACGAAAGAACAGTACAGAAGCAAAGGAGCAACGAGCTAGAAAGAGGGGCAGAGGAAGGCCCAAGAAAACAGAGATTGCTAAAAGGAAGAAACCTGGAACCATTGGTAGACCTAAAGGGGATGCTGATGCAATCAGGGAATACAAAGCAAGGCTCTTAGCTTCACCCAAGTCCAGAAGGGTTTTGGATTCTATTCTTAATGCTGCACTGGATGATGAACACAAGAATCAAGCAGCAGCATGGAAACTACTGGTTGATCGTCTAATGCCTCTTTCGTACTTTGATAAGGATAAGGTAGGGACAGGGAAAGCCAGTGTTAACATTACAATTACAGGTGTAGGTGGTGAGATAGAAACCATAGGAACAGGAGATCCTGAACCGATTGAGGGGGACTACATTAACCTAATGCCTAGTGACGAGGAGACATAGTGAAGTATTTTGATATCTCTGAATTTGATTGTAAGCACACAGGAAAGAACAAGATGGATCCTTTGTTTTTGTCTAGGCTGGATAGTCTTAGGGATATCTGTAATTTTCCTTTCGTTATAACATCTGGATATCGTGATCTTAGCCATCCTGTAGAGACAGTAAAATCTAAAGGTGGAACACATACACAAGGAATTGCTGCTGATATTGCAGTTAACTTTGGAAGTCAAAGGTATACTATTGTAAGAGAGGCAATGAAACTAGGATTTACTGGAATAGGTATTGCTGATTCTTTTATTCACGTTGATCTTCGTAAAACAACCCCTGTTGTTTGGGCTTATTAGGTTTTGAGTACCGACCTAAACATCAAGCTATTACCCTGGCAACAAGAAGTCTGGGACAGCAAAGCAAGGTTTAAAGTTGTAGCTGCTGGACGAAGGACTGGTAAATCCAGACTGGCTGCTTATCAGCTTATTTTCTATGCCTTGCAGGTTAAGTCTGGTCATGTGTTCTATGTTGCTCCTACACAGGGACAGGCTAGGGACATTATGTGGCAAGCCTTGCTTGAGGTAGGACATCCTGTTGTTAGGAGTAGTCACATTAACAACCTACAGATAACCCTAATTAACGGGGCTACTATTTCGTTAAAAGGGGCAGACAGACCAGAGACAATGCGTGGTGTGTCATTGAAGTTCTTGGTCATGGATGAATATGCAGATATGAAACCAAGCGTCTGGGAACAAATCCTAAGACCTGCACTGGCTGATCAGAAGGGTTCAGCTATGTTTATTGGTACACCAATGGGTCGTAACCACTTTTATGATCTGCATCAATTAGCTTCAAGTGGAATAGACGATACGTATCAAGGTTGGCATTTTACTTCGTATGATAACCCAATGCTTGATCCAGAGGAGATAGACACAGCAAAGAAAACAATGTCCTCCTTTGCTTTTCGTCAAGAGTTCTTGGCTTCGTTTGAGGCACAAGGTTCTAATATTTTTAAGGAAGAGTGGATCAAAATTGATACAGAAGAACCTGATGATGGTGAATACTACATTGCTGTTGACCTTGCTGGTTTTGATGATGGAACCAAAAGAAGCAGGAAATCCAAACTGGATAACACAGCAATATCAATCGTCAAGGCAAACCAGGATGGTTGGTACGTAAAAGAGATAGTCTATGGTAGATGGACTTTTGATAAAACAGCAGAACAGATATTCAATGCTGTAGAGAAATACGATGCTGTATCAGTTGGGATTGAGAAAGGGATAGCAAGACAGGCAATCATGTCACCCTTAACCGACTTAATGAAAAGACGTAATAAGTTCTTTCGTATTGAAGAACTAACACATGGTAATAAGAAGAAAACAGATCGTATTGTTGCTGCACTGCAAGGTAGGTTTGAACATAAACGTATTGTGATAGAGGAAGGAGACTGGAATATAGAGTTTCTTGACCAGTTGTTTCAATTCCCTAACCCATTAGTTCACGATGACTTGATTGATTCATTGGCATACATAGACCAACTTGCAAAAATTGCATATTCGTATGATTTTGAGCAAGACAACTACGAAGTATTTGACGAGATAGCAGGATACTAAATAATGAGTAAAGACTACGACACAACAGACACCCTAGAAGCATGGGTAATGAACAAATGTGATGGGTGGCGTGACCATTTTGAGACAAACTATTCAGGGCGTTTTGACGAATACTACAGGATTTGGCGTGGAATCTGGGATGCAAGTGATTCTATGCGTATGTCAGAGCGTTCTCGTCTTATTTCGCCCGCTACACAGCAAGCAGTAGAATCATCCGTTGCTGAGATTGAAGAAGCCACCTTTGGCCGTGGTAATTTCTTTGATATTCGTGATGATCTTCAAGATCCTGATCCTCGTGATGTAGGTTTTCTTAAGAAACAGCTAACAGAAGACCTGAACTTTGCTAAGACACGTAGCTCTGTTGCTGAATGTTTGATTAATGCTGCTGTCTTTGGTACTGGTATTGGGGAACTAATGCTGGAAGAGACAACAGAACTTACTCCAGCAACACAACCAGCAATGGATGGTCAAATGACTGCCATTGGTGTTATGAAAAAAGACAGGTTTATTGTAAAACTTGATCCTGTAATGCCACAAAACTTTTTGATTGATCCGCTTGCTACTAGTATTGAAGATGCTTTGGGTGTTGCAATTGATAAGATGGTGCCAGAACATCAGGTTAGAATGAACATAGACTCTGGTATCTACATGGACGTAGACTTTGAGTGTACTCCGTCTGATCCTGACCTAGAAGATGCCAGTAAAGTAAACCCTGTTTACGAAGATGGGATGGTACGACTGACCAAATACTATGGTCTTGTACCAACAGAACTTCTTAAAGAGTCAATTAATGTTGAACTAAGTCAAGATGGCGACGAAACAGAGGAAGTAATAGAACTTGCAGATGAAGACGATGAAAGCAGTTACACAGAAGTTATTTTGGTAATTGCTAATGGATCTACACTGCTTAAGGTAGAAAAGAATCCCTACATGAAGGGTGATCGTCCTGTTGTTGCATTCTCTTGGGATATTGTACCTTCTCGTTTCTGGGGCCGTGGCATTTGTGAGAAGGCTTACAACAGTCAGAAAGCCCTTGATACAGAGCTTCGTGCGCGTGTTGATGCTCTTGCATTAACTGTACACCCAATGATGGCTATTGACGCTTCTCGTATGCCTCGTGGTGCTAAGTTGGATATACGTCCTGGTAAAACATTGCTTACAAACGGGAACCCTGCTGAAATCCTACAACCATTTAATTTTGGTTCTTTGGATAAGGTGACTTTTAGCCAAGCACAACAGCTACAATCAATGGTACAACAGTCTACTGGTGCTATTGATTCTGCTGGAATTCCTGCTTCTATTAATGGAGAAGGAACAGCAGCGGGTATTTCAATGGGATTGGGAGCAATAATTAAGCGTCATAAGCGCACCTTGATTAACTTCCAAGAGAACTTCTTGATTCCGTTTATTGAGAAAGCTGCTTGTCGTTATATGCAGTTTGTTCCTGAGTTGTATCCTGTTAAAGACTACAAGTTTGTAGCAACCAGTACTCTTGGCATCATTGCTCGTGAGTATGAGACTACACAACTTGTTCAGTTGTTGCAAACCATGCCACAGGAATCTCCTGTTTATAATCTGCTTGTTACTGCTGTTGTTGATAACATGGCTATTTCTAATCGTGATGAAATTATTGCAGCAATTCAGCAAGCAGCACAGCCTAATCCACAATCACAACAGTTGCAACAAGTACAAACTCAAATGCAGATGGAATCTGCTATGGCACAGCTTGAGAATATTAAAGCACAAACTGCTGAGGTTGTTAGTCGTGTACAACAGAACAATGTTGAGACTCAGTTGCTGCCAATTGAAGAAGAAACTCGTCGTATTGCTGCTATGTCTAAGAACATGCCAGTGGATGAGTTTAAGAAATTGGTGGAATACGCCAAGTTACAATTAAAAGAAAAGGAAATTAACGTTAAGGAAAACATGGTGGAGATGCAAATGCGTCAGGCTGGTAATAACTAGTAGTTATACTGCTTGACATATCCATTCATTTGTGTTATAATATGAGAGTAGCCAATGAGTATTGAGAAATACTACGAAAACTACATGGACTTATTTCAACAAGAAGGTTGGAAGCAGTTAAAGGAAGATTTACAAGACACTGCTGACTCCATTCATATCCTAAGTCTTAATGACTCTAAGGATTTACACCTAGCACAAGGACAGCTTAATGTCCTGCATAGACTATTGTCATGGGAGGAAGCCATTGGCAATAGCTACGATGAGTTTTTACGAGAGGGATTGAACGATGAAACGTCTGTTTGATTTCACTTGTGAGAAAGGCCACACAGAGGAACAATACGTTGATCCAGAAATAAAGGAATCAACCTGTACTCAGTGTGGTTCAACCAGTAAGCGGATAATCTCAGGAACATCCTTTAAGCTAGATCATACCTTTCCATCGGTTAATTTGAAATGGGCTAGGGATCATGAAAGAGCCGCTAAAAAGAACTAACCACAATCTTCACAATACTTTTAAAGTACGGAGAAATACATTAAATGACTAGAATAGTTGATCCTCTTGATAACCAAGAATTGAGTCTAGGCGAAAACGAAGAACTTGTAAACCCTTCTGATACTGACAACCCTAAAGAACAGGAATTAGTGGCAGAGGTAGAAGAACAAGACCAACCAGTACAAGAAGAGCAGAAAGAGTCTTTTGAACTTCCCGATAAGTACAAAGACAAGCCTGTTGAAGAACTTGTACGTATGCACCAAGAAGCTGAGAAGTTACTTGGCAGACAAGGTACAGAGGTTGGTGAACTTCGTAGAGCCGTAGACGACTTGCTCAAGACAAAACTAGACGAGTTTAAAGGTGGTAATGAAGTAGAAGATCAAGAAGAAGATTTTGATTTCTACGAGAACCCCAAAGAGGCTGTTAACCGCACACTTGAGAAAAGCGAAACAATCCAGCAAATGAAACAGATGCTTGCACAACAACAGCAAGCAGAAATTTTAAAGATGATTGAGAACAAATATCCTGACTATAGAGACACCATTCAAAATGAAAACTTTGTTGAGTGGATCAAGGCATCTAAAGTTAGGACTGAGCTTTTACAAAGGGCTGATAAATACGATCTTGACGCTGCACTTGAATTACTTGAAAACTGGAAAGAGCTAAAAGGCACAGTTGAAAAAGTAAAAGGAGTGAATGAAAAGGATCGTAAACTACAGCGTAAGGCGGCCAGCACTGGTGGGGGCGGTTCATCTGAACCAGTTTCTCGTAAGATCTATCGTCGTACTGATCTAGTTAATTTAATGAGAACCAACCCTCGCAAGTATATGGCTAGTGTTGAAGAGTATGACAGAGCCTATGCTGAAGGGAGGGTTAAATAATCCAAACTTTTTAAAGGTATTTTATCATGGCACTTGGAACTGACCACGTAACAAACACAACCGCAGCAACTTTTATT